CCTGATGCAAATTTAGATATTCTTCCAAACATTCTTGAAATTGCATCAGAAGAAAACCAAGTATTTAATGATGGCAAGATTAATTATTCTGAAAAATATATTCAAAGATCTGTAGGAACTATTAAGCAGGCAAGCCTAATTGACATGGATAGAAATTGGATTTATAAGCCAGTTCTTTTGTGGGAAGTTGCTGGAACAGAAAACACTAAATCTGTTAATAATGAAACAGGGATGCAGTCTTCATATTTATTAAGTGCTATACCACTTAACTCTAACCTGTCAAATCAAATACCTACAGTTGTAAATAGGGAATTAACAAACAACATTATAGACTTTGGTGAAGGAATTTATTGGATAGCAAGATATAATGGATATTTTTATTCTAATGGCGAAATAATTAAATACGATGCTGCACAATTTAATGTTGCTAATTTTGGCAACGTTTGGATTAGTAGCGCCCAAGAGTATGAGTATTATTTTTCACAGTTACCGTTTAATGGAAAGATGTATCCCACTGGACTTGTAAGAATATATACTGAGCCTAACTATGAAGAAGTTAACGGAGTATTAAAATTAAAAAATGGAGCAGTTGCAAAACATGGAAGAGGTCAGTTCGGAACTTCTATTGTAGAACATTATGCAGGGCTAAACTCATACTGGAGAGATGACGCAAACATTAGAGGATGCTCTATGCAGTCAAAGTATTTATTTGAAGACAATACTCAACCACCAAATACCGTCGAGGGTGCTGCTGGAGTTAATAACGAACTTGCCAAAAAAACAACAAGGAATGGAATCATAAGAAATTTTATGTCTGCTACCTTTAATGCTGAATCAGATGTAAATACTTTCACAACGCCAAAATCTGGAACCATTCAATCCTCTGCTTTTGTTATGCAGGGGCCATCGATCCCAGTAACAAGCAAGCCAAGAGACTTTGTTTCATATGTCTACAAGCCACTTAACAGTAAATTTAAACATTTTGGAACTAGAATGAGAATTGTAGGAAAGATAGAAAATAATGCAAGCCGTGGGCAAACAGCAAACGGCAGTACAAATTACTACACTGTGCCAGGACTAACTCCAGATAGAGATATAACTATTTCTGGAGGCGGTGGAGGTCTAGCCATAATGGTAAACCCAGAAACAAATAATGGGTATTACTTAGAGTTGAGCGCACTTGGAAGTTCTAACATATCTACTCTTGAAAAGCAGAATGTCCACAATGTTGTATTTTATAAAATTAAAAAAGACTCTGCTTCTTCGGATGCTATACCAGTCAAAATCTGGGAGGGCTTAGGAAATATTATTGTAGATGATGGTAAGTTTACTGGCCAATACAGAATGGCGTCTGAACAAAATGTAACAGTATATGATATTGGAATTGAATATGAGGCTTTAGGAAATGCAAGGGTTTTTCATTTATACATGAACGGATCATTATTGACAACAGTTGTAGACCAAGACCCACTTCCAATATATAATAATATGGCACTCTTTGTCCGTGGCTCTTCAAGAGTAATGTTTGAAAACATATACGCACTGTCAAATAACTATAGCCAAAATGCTGTGTTTGCTTTGGATACACCAGTTAATAATATTTTTGATGATGAGATTAACGCTACAGAATCATTTAGAAAGTATGCTATGAGCGGTATCATTCAGGGAACATATTTGTCTGGAATCAGTAGTTCAGAGCCTAACAAGTACAGCATTTATTTTGAAGAGTTTGGAACTATCATGCGTGAGGCTGCCACATTTAATATTAGATATGATAAAGCCTATCCAGCACTTTATGCAAAAATGTCTCCAACGTTTAATAAGATAAAGGGATACACGGTTTCTGGATTTAGAGCAGGTTCCTACGGTGCTGAATTTATGATATTTAATGCTACAGATACTGCGTTAAGTTTAGATGAAACAACTGGAAACTATTTAAGAATTCAAGGAGTAACATTTACTCAAGAATCTAATGGAGAGTTAACAGTAGACGAATATTATTCTAAAAATAGTTCTTTATCTGATCCCATTATAGAAGGATCAAATGTTGTTGTGTCCCCTTTTAAAATAAATAAAGAGTATGAAGACATTAAGTTAAGCAGAATGACTTATGGTAAAAAAGATTTTTCTATTCAAACGGCATATATTCAAACACAAGATCAAGCAAATAGTTTAATGAAGTGGTTATTGTCAAAAATAATAAAACCAAGAAAATCTATTGGTGTTAAGATTTTTGCTAATTCTACAATTCAATTAGGTGATATTGTTTCTGTTAAATACACAAAGGATAATATTCAAAAAATTGCCAATGATAGATATGTTGTATATTATATTGAATATAGTAAAGGAACAGAAGGTCCAGACATGACGGTATACTTAAGTGAGGTAAGGTAATGGCAACTAATTCAACACCACAAATTCCACAGTCTAGCCCAAGCATTGCTAGACCACAAGCAATTAGGCCAGCAACGCCAGATTTAATAATTACTCCCCCTGATACTGTCCCTATCGAGATAATGACTGACCTAATCTTTGAAGATATAGGTGGTCACGAAATTATTACTATATCTAGAAGTGATTTAATTAATGGAGAAAACGTAGTTTATAGTCCTATTAAAAATCTAAGTTCTATATTTTTTCAATATAACCCTCAAAATATTCTTGCATTACAAAAAACGGCAGACTCATATTTTAAAAATTTCCCAATTAAACTTAGCGACAGAATCCCAGAATGTGGTACGGGGTATACGCTTGATAGCGTTGATCCTACAAAGCAGATAGAAAACTGTAAAATAGTATATACAGATCCAATAACTGGAGATATCATAATCAACGTTATTAATATGGGTAAAGAAGAGCAGGTCGAGGTTCAAATCCTTCAGCAGGGGATTGTCCTTAGTGATACAATATACGAGGTGGAATAACTATGATAACTAATAATGGAAAAAATATAATTGCTAAATACCTTGTGGGTCAGTCCCCAGCGTATGCTTCATATATTGCTGTGGGCTGTGGAGCAAAGCCACTAGACCCAGATCCAGAAGTACCATTTGGAGATTATTCTAACCAAACCTCATTGGACTTTGAAATGTTTCGTGTTCCAATTACATCTAGAGGATATATAAAAGATGACGATGGAACTGCCAAAGTTGTACTTACAGCAGAACTTCCAACAGAAGAAAGATATGAGATTTCTGAAATTGGAGTTTATTCTGCGGGTGCAAATCCAACTGCTGGTGCTTATGATAGCAAAACATTATTTTCATTTTCTGAGTCAGAAGGTTGGGAATATAATAATCAAATTGCATTAATACCAAAATATGAACCACTAGATTCCACTGGGTCTAGCGGAGAAATACATATTAAAGACAATGGTTCAGACCTTATGGCATTTACGACAAATGCAAATAATAGAATTTTTACAAACCCTGAAAGAGTTGAGCGGTATGAAAGATGTAGATTTTTAAATAATATTGTAATTACAAATGGATCAATGTCAAATCTATCAACAGAAATGGTAGGTGGGGTAAAAAGACTTAAGGCAAACACTGGAAGCAATTATGTAGGTCTAACTGGAACAGCATTAAACTTAAGCAAAAATGCTCCTACGGATGAAATAAGACTTGCCTTTTCAGTTGTAAATAAAAATGCAAATAATGTTTCACCAATTAATCCAGACAAGGTGTATATATTAATTGAGTTTTCAGACACAGATGTTTATGGAGAAGGTCAGTGGGCAAGGTTTGAGGCAATCATAGAAGACTACGATTTTGCAAGTAACAGATATATTGTTAGCACTAAACAATTACAAGAACTAAGAAAAAGCAGTACGGGATTTAACTGGGACTCTGTAAATACTATAAAGGTTTACACCTCAGTGTTTATTGAAAACGATGTTCTTTCTGATGACTTTTATATTTGTTTAGATGCTGTTAGACTAGAAAATGTTACATCGATAAATCCTTTGTATGGTTTGGTTGGGTACTCTGTAATTAAAAACATAGACGCTGCAACTGTGATTAAAGAATCAAACACAACAAGTTATATTGAATTTAGATTTGGGATGAATATTAATAATGGCTGATCAAGGTGTTAAAAAAATAGTTATTCCAAGATCATCTCTGCCACCAGCAGGCAAGGATGGAGAATACCTGGTTCGCTATAGAATAGCGTCACAAGATAAAAACAGATACTCCCACTGGTCTTTAATTCATAAAGTTATTGGAAAAAGCCTACAGCCAGTGAGTGGCAGAATTGAGAGGGTTAACTCTATCATTGTAGTTGCCTGGGACTCTGTACCAAATATATTATCTTATGATATATTTACAAAATATAATAATGAAACAGAATATACATACCATGGAACCGCTACTTCAAATAACTATTCTATTATTAGTCAGGGTGGAACCAGTATCGATATAGCGGTACAAATAGGCGGTATATTCAAAGAACGAAGAGATAGTAATACTATCTATACTGGAACTTTAAGTTTGGTATAATTATACAGGAGGAAACATGGCACAAATATCACCACCAGAACGAGGACAGCCTTTAGACGTAAACTATATTTATAGTATAGTTAATGCAGTAAATGAGTTGTCTAAGCAAATATCACCATCATCTTCAAAGTATGTAACGATTGATATCCCAGGAGATGGGCCAAGATCTGTTAAGGCTTCTGAGGCAAGAATTATTGGAACAGAAAAAGTGGTTGTAACTAACTCATCAAAAAATATTGGCGATGAGGAAACTTTTGAATATGTGTTTCCAGCAGAGTTTAAATTTAAACCAGTAGCAACTGCTACTCCAGTCAACATAGGTCAGACCAATGCTGGAGAAAATGTAACCGTAGTTTTAAAAAGTGTAGGAACTTCACGTGTGGAGGGCCTAGTTCGATTTAATGAAACTGGAAACTTATCTGTATCCGTAAACATATTGGTCGTCGGCATACCTCTTTAATGATAAGTTGTAAGAAATGTTTTCGCAAAATGTTAATAGACAGGGTATACAACTCAGTCTCACATTTAGAGATATACTGTTTGGCTTGTGGATCAAGAAGATTTTTCCATCCGCCATCTGATTCAGAGGAAGGTCGATGGCTACTAAAAAAGGAAATAGAACGAGCCAAGAGTACAATGGCGCTCCTGTAATACCTGGAAATAAAAAAGTTTGGTTTTTAAATAAAGATCTTGTTAGGATTGTGCATTATAACAGATCAAACGGCATTATGTCAATATACAATATTAACAAAGATAGATTAGAAAGTTGTTTGATTAATGATTTTAAAACTAAAAGAGAACGTGCTTACACTGTAGGAGAGACTGCTGATCTTGTTAATAGGCATAAAAAGTATATGCCATCATTAATGAAGCGTGGAATTATTCCATTTCCAACAGGATCACAAAAAGGTGGTGAGCGTGGATGGCAGGTAAGATCTTATTATTCAGAATCGCAAGTAAGAGAGATTCGTGATATACTGGCTACATACCATATTGGTAGACCAAGAAAAGATAACTTAATAACAAACGATATCACACCAACAAAGGCTGAGTTGACTCGCAGGATGGGTGATGGTATACTTACATATACGAAGACTGAAGACGGTAGATTTATACCAATTTGGTCTGAATCAATATAACAGAAGGGTATGAAATGGAAAACGAAGATACAAA